GCCAATAATGCAAAAAAAATATGGATAAAGGTTCGACAATATGCAGATCCTTTATCACCTGCATACACTGACAATACAATTAACGGTGTTTCAAATATGAGTAATTTACCTTTTGGTAATATAGAATATAAAAAAATTAACTCAATAGGGAGGCAATGGATTAGGCAATATTGCCTTGCATTGTCAATGGAACAACTAGGATATGTTAGGTCTAAGTTTGGATCGATACCAATACCTAACGGGGATGTTTCTTTAAATGGTTCTGACCTTATTAACAACGGAAGAACAGATCGTGATAATTTGAAAACAAAACTGACAGAAATGTTAGATACAATGACTTATGATAAGCTGATAGAACTTCAATCAACTCGAGCTGAGAATATTCAAAAGCAGTTAAAGTTTATACCAATGGCACACGCAATTAAATATGCATAGGAGATAACATGGGAAGACTTTTTATATCTAAAAGAGAAATTAACTTTATTAATGACATTGCAAAAGAAGTCATTAAGGATGTTATTGGGCAAAAAATATATTATTACCAAATTTCAAATATTAAGTCAAATGTTCATGATGTATATGAAGAATCACCTGAAAAAATATTTGATTCACCTATTGAAATAGAATGCCTGGTAAGGTATACTGAACCAGAAGTCAGAACAAATAATTTTGGTTCTGAGAAATTTTATTCAATTGAAGCGTATATTCAATCAAAAGACTTACTAGATAAAGAAATAGAAATATTAGAAGGTGATTTCTTTTCTTTCGGGTCGGTCTTTTTTGAGGTAACTCAAGCACCCTCTGTTGACATTATTTTTGGTCAAGTAGAACATGCAAAATTTATCACTGTTAAAGGTAAGCAGGCAAGAAAAGGTCAATTCTTATCAAAAGTATTAGGACCTAAAGGTATAGAATATACAGATGATGATGCTGTACAAGATACTTTTGTACAACAAAGGGGATTTAAAGAAAACAGGCTAGGCGAAACTGCTGATGTTAGAGATCTTCAAAAAAATGGTATATTAGAAAAACCAATTACTGGGCCAAAAGAAGTTTCTGAGAAAGGCGGCAGTGTTAAAAATGGATCTTCTTTTTATGGTGACGAATAATGGCAAATAAACCTGGAGATAAGGTATTTACTAATTTTGATGGAACAAATGTCCCAAAAGACTTCGACTTTCCATCCCTTGAAATAGAAAGCGTAGACAGAGCAATATTTGATTTATTTGACAAGCAAATGGTATTTGAAACAACTGAAAAAGGAAAGACAAGAAAAATACCTGTTGTTTTTGCTAGTGGCGAACGATTTGCATTAACTAGAAGAAAAAACCCTATTAGAGATAGAAATAATGCATTGATTCTTCCAATCATATCAATTACAAGAGGAACAATTGATGTGTCACCGAATCAACATTCTAAAGGAACAGCAATATCTTTCAGGCCTCAACCTGGTTACTATATTAAAAGAAGATTGTCAGAGAAAGACAGAAATTTTCAAAATATTTTAAATAAGCAAGGTTTAAAAAATCAAGACAATGTATCTTCAAAAAGAAATGTTATTGATTCAAATACACAATTTAAAATCGCACAGCCAGGAACTGTCAGCACAAGAAGGCCAGGATCAGGAGTAGGATTTTTTCAAAATGAAATCTCGCTAAAGGAAAATTTAGGAAAAAATATTTTTGAAATTATAGAATTGGATTACCCGACATTTATGTGTATTGAATATGAAATAACTTTTTGGACGCAGTACATTGGTCAGGCAAATCAAATTATTCAAACAATTTTAAACAGCTTTACCGGTCAAGGTTATGAAATTGTAACGCATACAAAAGAAGGTTTTGAACTAGTTGCTTTTTTTGCTGATAATTTTCTTCTAGATACAAATTTTTCATCATATACAGATGATGAAAGATTAATTAAAACTGCAGCGAAAATAACAGTACCTGCATATCTTTTAAATTCAAAGCAAAACAAAGGTCAGCCTAGCAAGATAAGATCTTATTTTTCAGCACCTGTTATTGATTTTGGTTACAAAGATATTCCTGATGGTTCGAATATAGTTTTTGACAATCAGGAAAAAGAAAATATCAATAAGTTTCTATTGTCTGATGTTTCAAATCAAGATAAATTTAAAGAAGATAAGAAAGAGCCTTCTGAGACGATTGAAACTCATTTAAATAATCCTTTTACAAATAAAAAAGAATCATATGTTTCAAAAATAATTCAAAAAAACAAGAGGTCTGGTGAAACTGTGTTGTCAAATGTTTTAATTAAGAATATAGATAGGCAATATGAATGATATTTATATAAGATGATGATAAATATATTTAAAAAGCGGAGATAATTAATGTCAGAAAAAGTTTTTAGATCGCCTGGATTTTTTGATAGTGAGATTGAAATACAATCCAGTAATAACATTAAAAGGGGCGTCCCAGGTGGAGTTATTGGGACTGCAGAAAAAGGACCTGCTTTTGTACCGGTTGAGGTTGGTTCTATTCAAGAATACAAGGCTATTTTTGGAAAACTAAGCAAAGATCACTTAGGTAGTTATGCTGTTAATAGTTTTTTAGAAAACAAAGATTCTTTATTGTTTTGTCGTGTATTAGGTGCCGGGGCAAACAAAACATCTTCAGATATTCAAAATACCGAGAACTTAGGAACTGTTTTAAATGCAGGTTTTAGAGTATCCGGTTCAGACGTAGGAACTGTATTAGGAACCCCTAAAGAAATAGCAGGATCAAACGCGAAAGGAAGGCACGAAGGTTCGGTTCAGTTTATTGCAGGTATACATAAAGTAATGGACGAAGAAGTGTTTGGTTATCCTATCTTTTCAAATAACGATTCAATCGGATCCACTGCAGGGTTTCAAGCAGTTAGAGCAATGATATTTATGGCCTCAGGTGCAAGAATGGAAATTCTAGATCATAATCAAGGGTATTCTGCCGGTGCATCAGAGGGAAATGATTCTGCAAAAATTAAGTCATATGACGGTTCTGAAAGTGAAGGTATTTTTAAAATAGCAATATCTTCTTCAATGGGTGATTTATTTGCCAGCGATGAAAAAAACAAAGGCATCAAAATATTAACAGCTTCTTTAGATCCTTCAAGTATTCATTATGTAGGGAAAATATTAAATAAAAACCCGGATCTTTTTAGTCAAGAACAACATTTATTATATGCTGACTTTCCAATTCAGAGAGAATTAGCAGAAATAAAATATGATGCATCTAATGATTCTGTCGGTATTTTATCCGGGTCTCATTTAGTTAGCTCTGCAGGTAATTCAAACTTAGCATATAGAGAAGTATTTGGATCTTTTAATACAAGATATCAAACTCCTAAAACTACTCCGTTTATATCACAACCTTTTGGAAGCGTCGAATATGATCTTTTTCATTTTGAAACAATAAGTGACGGCGCCGCGGCAAATCACTCCTTTAAAGTATCAATATCTAATATTAAAAGATCTAATGACAAAAATAATCCTTATGCATCTTTTAATGTTTTAATTAGAGACTATTATGATGACGATTACAACCCTACAATTTTAGAACAATTTGTTAATTGTGATTTAAATCCTGCCAGTGAAAATTATATTGGTAGTAAAATTGGAGACCAAAAATTATCTTTTAATTTTGATGCAACAGAAGAAGATGAAAAAAGATTAAACGTAACAGGAAGATTTAAAAATAAATCAAAATATGTTCGGATTGTTATTAGTTCAAATGTATCTGACAGATTGATTCCAAGCGATGCAATACCTTTTGGTTTTAGAGGATTGCCAGTTATTAAAACTTCTGACACATTAACTGATTCAAGTACTACACTACCTGGTGGTGACAACAGAAAGAGATTAGGCTTTATTGCAAACGGATCAATTGTCAATGCAAACCTTCCCTACTCTATTTTACCTCCTGTTCCTTTAACTTTTAAGCAAACAAGAAACCCAACCGGTCAATCTTCGGACATATCAGGATTACCAGGTGATAGAGAAGAATCAGATAGTAGAATTTATTGGGGTATTAAAACTTCTAATTTACCTCTGACAGCAAGCACGGGCAAATCAGTTTTAGTTTCTAATGGTGCACAAGGATCTAGAAATGGCTTAATTGATAGTTATGTTAAAATGTTAGGTATATCAAAACTTGATGCATTGATGACTGGTTCTTATGCAGACGCTTTTAACAATAACAAATTTACTTTGGC